CATGGGCTTTCGCCTCTACTACGAGTACCGGTTGCGTCTCTGGCTGGTCTGCATCCCGCAGTGAATCCCAGACTACAGGGGCAAGGCGCTTTGCGCTTGTCCGGCTAAGACCGACTGCATCCCGCAGTCGACGTTCTACACCCCGCAGTGAAGCGGGTTGTATACACTTTTTGCCGTGCATGGCATACAAGCCTTTTGCACGTTCGGCGAAAGCATCAATCAAGGCGTTAGCCATGTCGGCACTTTCGATCACTTCCATAGCACCAGAGAGCGCATCCCAGTAGGCTTCTAGGCCTTCATGGATTAGCTCGCCTTCGGCCTCTTTGAATATCTCAGCGGCATACTCGGCGGCTGACTGCTCAGGCATTGGAGCCATAACCATCTCTTCTTCCATATCCATCATAGGCTCCATGCCGTAGTACTCCTTCAAGGTCTTTACTGAGTTACGATACTCGGCTGGTGTCGGTGTAATGCTTGCTTCGGCGATAGGCCAGCGGGTTATCTCAGCTGCACCGCCCATGCTCTTACGCTCTACCAGATGACCAGCGGCACCGGAGGAAAAACCCATCTTGCCTTGCTTGCAGAGCTTCGCGATCATGCTGCCGTACTCATCGGCTAGATCTAACTGTGCTTCATACCATAAGCCGGTATCGTCCATCTTGATGTAGCCTGTACCGATGCTCTTCTTCCCGACAGCGGCATCCATGCCGTGATGATAGTAGACGTTTAGCGGTACACGCTGACCCTTCGATACCGGAAATCCGTAGTCGGTTGAAGCGGTGAAGTAATCGCCCTCAAGGTCGGCGGTCTTGGTATCACCAAAGCGAACCAGGTAGCCCTTGACGTAGCCCAGCCGGTCGCTCTTGATACCGTCAACGGTAGATGTCAGCAAGTCCATACACCCACTATCCCACATAGGCTATACAACGTAGTCTTCGGTAGATTCGTACCCATCTATAGGCTCAATCCACTCGACAGTCATATCCGGATCGTTTTCTATTCCGAGAGCAAAGTCTATTTCTTCATACAGGCTAACTCTAGGTTGCTGGTACAAGGCTAACCATGCATCAATAGAAGTATTTTTCATGGTGTCCCAAAGTGTGCCAGTGATTATTGGACGCGTATAAATGTTTGGGCTTTCAATAATCATTTCCGCTGTGCCAAACCTAACGATGACTTTCATTTGCCAGTACCTAATACATCTGTAACCATAAAGCTAAAATACTCAAAATCATCTTCTGCGAATTTCAATGGGTCACTCAAAAGATGTTCAATACCACGAGTTGGTACTTCCAAGCCTAGTCCTTGTTTTTCGTAACCTTCATACCTTTGTCCGGAATAAGCATTTGGCCATTTGTCTTTTTTGTACTGGCCACCATATGGGCTTTTTAACCAAGGTTCTCCAACGGTACGCTTTTGATAAAAGTCAGTTACACGTTTCCTCATAGATGGGTCACGAGCATCTAGCCAGTGCATCATTTCATGGGCTAATGTATTAAATCCTGATGTCTCTGTAAATGTAATGTCAAATTTATCTTGCAACTTATAAACGCGCGTGTTAAGTGCTATTCGCCCTTTACGAGTCCATTCGCAATATCCACCAAATTTTCCACTTTCTGTAAATACTTGCATTTCATTTAGATCAAGGTTTGCGCTCAGGAAACTATTTTGACTTAATGACAGAGGCCTTGTATCGATAAATTTAGATACATAATCAATACAATCATTTACTGATTTATGATATTTTGCAGGAATATGTTTTTGGCTTGGCGTCATTAGTAACACGTCAGTTAACGGGACTTTTGAAACTGTTATCGCATCACTTGAAAACAATAGTTCATGCATCTTTTTAAGAGTATCTTTATTCGGAGTTGAACTAGTTTCCTCATTTTCTAAATCAAGTAATCTTTGTTTGTTGTTTTTATTCCATTCACTCAGTGCATCCACTTGATCGCCTTTTTTCTGAACATCTACATAATTAACCATCCAGTTAAATCTTTCAGAATAATAGGAATCAACATCTTTTTGAATTTGTTCCTTAGTTCTACTTGTCGTTCCAGATGTTAGTTGTATTTTCCTAAACTCTTCCAAGAGCGCTTGTGGATCACGGTTTATAGGTGGCTTCACAACCTCAATAGGCTTAGGAGCTTCAGCGCCCTTCGGTGTCTTCGGTGCTTTTGGTGGCTGAACACGCAAGGGGCCACCGATGTCACGCAATGGCAACACCTGAGTAGTAGGCCCCCAATCCTTATCCTGCTTAACTTGAACCATATCAAGTAATGGTTTCCCATTCTTGTAAAGTTCAAACCTTGCCGGCCCCATGATTGCCATCTTCTCAGCATCAGTCAAACCAGCAAGAATGCGTTCAGGGGTAGCAAGCTCTGGCCGGGTATCCGGTATGGATGAATCGCCTGTAATCTCAGCCCAGGACAACGTTGCAGGAATCATTACACAACGGCAGTTCGGGTGGCTTGGCATGATGGTGTCTGTAGCCTGAAGGGTGCCGGACAAAGCCAAGCAAGCAAGGCATACCCGCGCATCCTGCGTAGCCTGTCGGCGGTAACCGGTAACGGAAGGATTCTCCGTATACAGTTGCCGCTGTGCTTCCCGGCTTGCTCGTATCATCTCGGTACGTGCTATCGTCTCGGCTCGTTGCCGACCGATATCAGCCGCCTTGCGTACCCGCCGTGCTACCGTGCGTGGGCCTTCACCGAGGCTGATGCCTTGTACCAAAGCCATCTGCATGGCATCGGTGGTCACTTGGGGGATGGAATCGAATAAGACAGCCAGAGGGCTACCATCGCCTGCGAACCCGACAAAGGCCTGCAAGGCTTCGTCAGGAAGACTTGTCCAGCTAGTACCAAGGGTAACCCCGGCGGGCTTTTTACCCGCTGCCGCTTCCACAAGGCTTTGCGTTGCATCATTAGCAAGCGTAGCGGCTTGAGTCTGGCCATCGATTGTTATCTGTGTTCCTTCTACGCTAAACTTCTTCAGGTTCGTTCCGAGCTGCTCAATGTTATCTATGATCCGCTGACGCATCCAGAGTATGGTTTCGCTTGGCGGTTCGCCGTTGGCTTCACGCTCGGCTATCCGTCCCTCCAGCGCTTCAAGTTCATCGATGCTCGCCTTAGTTGCCGCTTTGTATGCACGTTGCATCCGGCTGATGGCTACGCCTTCACGCTCTAACAAGTCATTCCGGTACTTCTGCCCAGCGGCATAGATCCTGCCCGTGCCGCTGTCTACTCGCTTGAGCTGATCTCCAGCTCGTAACCGTAAAAAGGGTGAGACTTATACACTACCCCCGGAGTGCATACGTGGTCGGTGTCAAGGCTCTTGCCGTCTGGCTGCATTGCGTCCCGCTTGGATGTAGACCAGCGGAACCCGGCATCACCGCCCCACAAGTCCCAGGCTACACGCCCCGGACTGGGGAAGCCTTCCTCACCGCTGTTGAACCCTTCGGCCTTCTTATCCACTTCATGGCGGCTAAAGAAAGAATACATTCTAAGTATCGTATCTTCGCTCAGTTGCTCCCCGTTGACGATTTGGTTAGCCCTTGCCAAGCCTATCCGTGTGCCGCCGTCAAAGCCTTCTGCCTTCCAGTCGAGCGCCCGTTGCGCGGCTTCGACCATGCCAGCGTTAGGCGCTGCCTTGATGTCGTAGGCCTTGGCTGGAGTATCGTCCCGCAAGGTAACCGGTGCGGCTCCTGTGTGCTGCACTGGCAAGTTGAGGAAGCTTGTGACGCTGCCCGGATCGTAACCGGAACGAATAAGGATACCAGCCGCGTTGGTTGTCTCTGCTAACGATGCACCCGTGCCAGCCTGTACGCTGATTGCGGATGGATGCAATACCCCGGTATCTTCCGGCACGGCTTCAAGCCCGGCTATTCGCTTGGCTTCAGCCCGATCAATGATGCCGGCCTTGTACAGTTTCTCCGCCCGGTCGGCTTCCGCCTTCAAGTCATCAGCAAGCGCCCGTACGGTTTCAAGGTCGTACATTACGTAATCGCCCTGCTGTGTCTCAGGGTATTCCGGCAGCAGGTCAGCGGTGATAGCATCCGCAAGGGTACGGAGCAAAGGCACCATGCCGTCTTCCCATGCCGCCTGCTGGGCGCGTTCGTAATTACTGTAGGTAGAGCGCTCTAAGCCGCTTCCAAGGCCTAAGACCATAGGGTTGATGCCAAGGGCTGAACAGATACGCTCCTCCGGTACGCGCCTCACAGAATCCAAAGCAAGCTCGGAAGGAGTCAACGATACCCTGTCCATCTTGTAGGCACCGGTCATAACCACGATGCCGCCTGAACCGTCCCCGGTAAGGTCTTCGTGAAGTTGCCTTTTTACCTGTCTCGCGTCATCCATGCTCATGTCAACGGTTGTCTCTTTGGCATCAGGCCCGACAATCAATGAAGGCATAGCGCCGTTGGCCAGCAGTCCGTATGCGGTAGTGGATGCGGTGTTGTCGGTGGCTATCTCCCGCAGGACAGCGGTAAGCGGCGCACGGCCTATCCGGATATCGCTTGGGTCTCTACCGTACCGGATATGGATGATGTCGCTAACCGGGATGTCAAAGGAGCGGCCATCCGTGGTGTAGATGTAGTGCGTCAAAGGGTTTACGCCGTTGCCTACCGGTCTAACCATGTCCTGCGGCAGGAACTGTAGAGCGGTCACCGTGCCACGAGTGGAAGAGCGAATCTTCCTAAGGTAAGTATTGCCGAATAGTTTGTAATCCTGAATGCACCAGCCCCAGAACAAAGACCCCATAATCATTGGATCCGGTTGAGCCATAAGCTGTAGCACCGGGTGGTCTTCTACCGGCTCTGCCTGCTGGCTGTCTACCGGTCGGTAGTAGCGCGGCGTGGCCTGTGGGTAGTTCCTGACGTACCAGTCAATGGCACTAGCAACCACGCCATTCAAGCCTAAGTCACCGGCAACACGCGCCCAGTCCTTAGTACTTCCAGGGAGCGCCCGGCGCAGGAGTGTCTGCAGCTGACCAGAGCCGTACCCGGTTAGGTAGATGTCCCTAGACTGGCTAAGCGGCAATGGCAATGCCTGTGTCGGGTTGGCTGCGGCTTTACGGCCTAAGAAGCGGTCAAAGATACCCATGGCTTCAGTATCCCACAGGACTAGACGGCTCCCCAAGAAC